GCAAATGCCAATTCTTTTTGGATGAACTGAATAAAGCCTTGGTACAAGTAAGTAGTTCCCAAGTTAGACTGTGCAATGGTACCTGCTTGTGTTTTGGCACCAACATAACCGCTTTGTTGACCAAGAGCAATTTTAGGAACTGATACAATTTCTTCCATCAGTCTTTCTTCTTCTTGTCTCAAATTGATAAGCAAATTAACATTGGGATCTAAAGTCATATCTACAACTTCGACCATCTTCGCTTCCTGACCTGATACAAAATCTTCTCCTGTTGCAGAGCCATCAGTGATGTGAATACCCATTCTTTCGAAATCAGAGATAACATCCTTTGCAGTAGAGGTTCCGAGTTTCTGTTTGTTAATCAGATACACTTTACCTTTGCTACGAGTCATCATCTTGGTGATTTCATTGGTGATGTAATCGATACGATCTTGATGTTGGTGCAAACGAGCCACAACAGAACGATTCTCTCCCATTACCATATTTGGAATGAAGACCTTCAAAGGAAGTTCAACATCTCCAGGATTGTCGTGTTTACGAACTTGATTGGTTACCTCTTCAGCGTCAACGATGTATTTGTTTCCAATCAGAGTCCCTTTGTAAATCGTCTTGGTCCAAAATTGTCCTTTGCGACCATTGCGAATTTTGCTATAGTGGGTATTGCCAAATTTGTCTCCAGACTTCTCATAACCCAAATCTTTCATTCCAATCCAATAGCCGGTTACACAAGCCAAGGTTGGAAGATTATTTATGTTGAAAGCCCAGTTTGTGGCATACGGGTGTGTAGTCAAATCTAAGAGCTGATAGAGATTGTTCATATTGATTTTCTTCAACTCCTCAATCTCTTCAATAGTCAAAGAGTCTTGATAACGCTCGATGATATCGGTGATGTTCAACCAATCTACTTTACCTACGAATCGGGCCTCAGAATTGAAATCGTCATCTTTCGCCCTATCGACAATAAGATTATGTGGAAGAACAATGTCAAAATACTGCTTACCATTTTCAATTCTATTCTCAACTCCTACATATCCACCAAGCAGAGTATACAAAAACGCTTGCTTAAATTTTTCTAAATAACCATTACGCAATAGGATATCTTCACACATTGTGGTAGCGATGATTTCAGAATACTCTTTGTAATCATACTCCATATACCGATAGATATCTTCAGGCACTTCAAAACCCTGGTCGGCATTTCCCAAAGGATTATACTCGATTCCAAATTGCGCCATTCTCTCAAATAGTTCAGGCATATCAAATTTCAACAAAGACTGATCGAGCAGTTTCGTTTTTTTATTGATTGTTGCCTTGCTTTGAGATTTAACACTTGGTTCGATGTTCTCAATCATCTTGATGGCGTTACCAACCATATAGTCAACCAGAGAAGTCACCTTCTGACCATTGATCCATACTGTTGGTAGATCACAAGAATTTTGGTCTTGAGTTGTGTAGTAATAATCTTTGTTGTATTGTCTCCCTAAGTAGTAGGTAAACATTCTCACCACTTCATCAATAGGATTTTCTAAATCATCCTTTTTTCTAATACGAGAAATGCGATCGTGTCTCTTATTGAAATGAGACATAATGAACTGAAGATTCTCCTTGTACCAAATCTTGTTTTTATCACTTTCTGATAAAAATTGACTTGGTTGGTTAGTTATACTAAATGCCATTACTTACAAATTTAGTAATAAATACTGATAAAACACAATTAGGGCATTTAGATATTCTTACGTCCTTGTTCGTAGTATCTGGACATCTTCGTTTCAGTGTGTGCACTCTTCTTGGGTGAACCACCGTTTAAACCATACCCCCCTTTCCCCCCTTTCCTTTAAAGCCTTAAAAAAAAGCTTTGCGAAAATTGGTTCAGGTGGTGGTAGTGGTTTTTGTGATTTCCAAGAGCACTTTCTCGTTCATCCCCACACAGTCGATCAATACATACCCCCATCAAAAAGTATCAACTGCGGTACAAACATAATACGATTTCTTAAAAAAGTCAATCTTTTGAAAATTTTTTTATCGTGAACTTGATGAACTCCTTCCCTTTGGTCACCATTTCCTTTTCTACAATCAGTCGGAAGATATACTTATCGTTGAACTTGTAACGCTTCTGTAGCACGTCTATGAAAGGTTTGACAGCATTATCGATGTCAGATGCCACATTGCTGAATCCGATGGATAAGGTGAGCTCTATGGGGATTTTATCCCAATTGGTTTTGGATGGTGGCAAACTGAAAAGGAGTAACTTCTCGTAGTTTTTGTACTTCTCGGTTTTGAATCGCCTACCTTGCCAGGCTTCATTGACCGATAAAGGTTTAATTTCTATCTTGTTTGAAAAGATTACCGTACTCTCTTGAGAGGATTTCATAATTGGGCTCTAAGTCCTGAAATAATAATAACTCTACGGGAAGCCCGAAGAATTCAGAAATGATGTAGGCGTGTTTTAGCGAGTACAACGCCTTCTGTTCATAAAGCACTTTATTGATGCTGATATCGATATCAACACCCATATAATGTTTAATCTTTTGGGCCGAACAGTTCTCTTTGTGGATTTTGTTAAGAAAGAATACATTTTCCCGGAATCGGTGCGATATGTGTTCAACCTTTTTATTGATTTGCGTGTCATAGTATTCTTTCCTAACCTTGGTAATCAGTTCGTTTTCAACTAGAATATTTAGTCCTCTCTTTTTGATACCGACTATTTTCTGTTCTAGTTCGTCAAAAGTCATTAGGTTGAAATCTTCATTTCAAACTCTTGTAGGTATCTTTCGTTTTCCTCAATGCACTTCTTCACTTCACGCATAACGATAATTAACTTCTGTTGGTCAATCAGAGACTTACCATTCAGAATATTGTAGACATCGTACTTCTGCACGCCTAGACGAGAAGTTCTATCCACGATACGAGCCATATCGCCACGCTTTAACTTTGCTTTTAAATCAAGCACCCTGCTTTTTAATTCGTTGTTCATAATATTCTACAATTTTACAAAAAAAATTTGAAATTACAAAGTAATATAGTATATTCGCCTCACAATAGTTATGGCTTTAAAAGAAAAAACAACCCCGTTAGTTTATCTTACCATCAGAGAAGGTAAGATTGCAAAGAAAGAAGGCGAAAAGTACATCTTGTTCGACTCAGTAGAAGGTTTCATCCGTGGTATTAGTACCCGGGAACACAAGTATGGCACAGATTTGTGTATCAATTTGGAAGATGACCAGATGTATCAATTGCAAATTAAGATGAAAGGCGAAGAGGCTACTAGTAAGCAGACTTCTTATTTCATTGCTTTTGCACATTGTTGCGGTGCTTTGAATCCTCATCAGAAGGTGGAATTTATTCCTTCTTTGAAAATCGTTGATGATAAGAAGCGATCTGCTTTGTTCTTGAAACAGAACGGAGAGATTATCAAATGGTCATTCAAAGTAGGTCAAGAAGGTGTTCCTTCTCCCGAAGAACTAAAGAACAAAAAAGGAGAGGTAATCTCTGTTGATTGGTCTGAGGTTGAGGCTTATCGTGTAGACAGGGTAAATGAGTTTTCTGCTACCTTGGCTGCTGCTGTTCCAAACGATATCGTTAAGGACTACGCTGTAAACAGCAATCTTCCTGACGATGATGATCTTCCATTCTAATGTCAAGAGGCGTACACGATATGGCACTAGCTAATAAAATCGGTGCGAAAGTTGAACCTGCTCATATGAAACATTATGGGCAGGAACAGCGTTCTATAATTCGGCAGTCTTCTTTGAAAAGTGCCGTTTTATTGGTCGAGGCAATTATTCCTAGACTCCAAACAGATTTCAGTGTTAAAGATTTGACAGATTTAACTTTAGAAACAGCTGAAAAGTTTGAGGAATGGGTCTTGAGATAATTCAAATCAATAAGGACAAGGCATACGATGAGTGGTTGCAATTCCGCTCTCGTGGTCTTGGGGCCTCAGAGATTGGTACCCTGATGGGTGTTAACTCTTGGAAATCACCAGCAGAACTATATTATCAGAAGATTGGTTTAATTCCACAGAAGGTGGATCCGAACATTCCTATGTTTATGGGGACTATCTTGGAAAAGACTGTCGCTGAGATATTTGAGTATTGGGATGGAGATGATGAGAGTATGCTTAGGAATCACGAGGCAGGTACTAAGGTTCGCAATTTGTACGAGCCTGTTGGATACGTTGTGAATCCTGATTACCCACACTTATTCTTCTCTCCAGACAGATTACAAATAACATCAAAAAATTTAAGAATACGCAATGGTAGAATTAACTTGGAAAATGTGGAAGCTATTATTGAGATTAAGACAATTAGCGGCTGGAGCAGTAAGCAATGGGCTGGTGGCGTGCCACCGTCTTATTACCTACAGTTACAAACGTATCTTATGGGTCTTAACATTGATACCGGCTATCTTGTTGCTCTTGAAGATGGCAGAAATCTAAAGGTTCACAAGTTCGAGAGGGATCAGGAGATGATTGATATGATTGGCAATGTAACAGCAGATTTTTGGAATCGTGTTGAAGCCGGTCGTTTGGCTCTTGAGTTGGGTGAGGATTACGATGAGTTCGCTCCACCGCCAGATGGAACTGAGGCTTATGCTGAATTCTTAAACGAGAAGTACAAGAATCCTGAAGAGGTATCGATTGTATCTACTCCTGAGATTGACGAATGTATTCGCCAGTACAAAGAAAAGAATGCTGAGATTGCTGCTATGGAAGAGGAGAAGCGAGAGGCTTCGAATTACATCAAAAATTATATGGGTAACAATATGATTTTGGCCTCAGAAGAGGGTAAGGTCACTTGGAGACCCAATTCAAAAGGTTCTAGAGTCTTCAGAATTGGATGAGCAAAAAGGATATAGTGTGGTACAAAGAAATGTGGTCATCACGGCCACATCTTTGCCAGGAATGTGGAATACATCTACCACACTTCAGTCCGATGTTCATCTCGCATATCATTACAAAAGGAAGTTATCCGAGTCTGAGAAATCATCCCGAAAACTTTATGATTTATTGTTCGCAATGTCATCACTTATGGGAGTTTGGGAATCGGACTCAGATGAAGACCTATGATGAGGCAATGGAGATTACTGAAAAATTAAAACGAGAATATCACACAAAGAAAAAATGATTCACTTTAGTTTGTTTTCTGGAATTGGAGGATTTGATCTTGCTTCTGAGTGGATGGGATGGAAAAACTATTTAAGTTGCGACATTAATCCGTTCAGTAGAAGAATATCTGAATTTTATTGGCCAGAAGCATATCACCACGATGATATCAAAACCTTAAACTATGACACAATTAACACTGAACTTTCAAGGAGATTCGGAAGCCACTGGAGAAATGAGGACATCATCCTCACCGGTGGCTTCCCTTGACCATGCCAGCCCTTCTCCACAGCAGGAAAAAGGATGGGAAAAGAAGATGACCGCCATCTTTGGCCCTATATGCTCCAAGCAATCAGAGACATCAGACCCCGATATGTCGTGGGGGAGAATGTTCGTGGACTCCTTAGTTGGTCGGACGGATTGGTTCTCGAAGAGGTGTACGCTGACTTGGAAGGTGAGGGATACGAAGTCCAAACGATTGTACTTCCAGCTGTCGGCATCAATGCACCGCACAAGCGAGACAGAGTCTGGATTATTGCTAAAGACACCAGCAGCGATGGACGCATACAGCGAGAACCTGAGCAAGAAGGAACAGCGATTCGGGAACTCTGGAACACTAGCACAAGAGGTGGCATCGGGGTTCATTTATCAGAGGGGAGTAATACCGACACCAATAGCCGGGGATTGGAAGGGGCAGTTGAGATCGGACGGAACAGCAAATATGTTGAGCGGAAAGGCGAGTTTGGGGATGCTTCCAACTCCGAACAGTTGCGATTGGAACACGGCAGCGAAACCCGAAACGTACTTGGCTCGGTCTCAGAGGCACAAAGAGAAGAACGTAAATCTCCAAATGAGTCTAAGACAGATGACAATGTTCATCCCCAACAAGGTGGACCATCCGAAGCTTGGGACTGGTTCCCAATTAAATCCCCACTTTGTAGCGGAGATGATGGGCTTCCCACTGAATTGGACGGACTTACCTTTCCTAAGTGGAGAAAAGAAAGTATAATGGGTTATGGTAACGCCATTGTCCCTCAAATCGCCTTTCGTATATTTGCAACCATAGATGAAATCGAATCACAGAAGTCCTAAAATAGACAAGAAACAATACCTACGGTATATGAAAACATACTTGTGGGCAATTCGCCAGACCAAGGACGATTTGGTCAAGGTAGCAATGGGTCGGCATATGGATAACTACCCAGCGAGTGCAGCTTCTTTGGAGCAGG